AGCTCAGGTCCGACTCGGTGCCGGGCTTCGTCGCCCACACGTCCTGCGGCAGCCCGTTGGTGCCGGCGAACCAGCGCCGCCCCTCGAAATAACCAACCGCGCCGGGATAGCCAGTCGCGCCACCGCTCGGCGGCGTGGTGTCGAGGATCGGCGGCGAGGAGCCGAGGTCGGGACCGATGTTGTCGTCGGTGAAGCTCGTCGTCTCGGTCTGACCGATGTAGCCATACAAGCCCTGCTTCAGCTTGTAGACGCGGTATCGCTTGGCGTCCGTCGCCGCCACCCAACTGATCGTGTTCGACGCGCCGGGGACGTAGAGGTTGTTGGTGACCGTCGTCACGCTCGACGCTTGCGACTCCTCGCCGCGCTCGCCAACCGACGTGACCACGTAGCTGTTGTCGCTGTCGGCCGAAGGCGACGATGACTGCACCCAACCCGATCCCGCGTAGGTCAGGTAGTGCGTCGCGTTGGCGATCCACGACACGGACGCGCCGCCCGAGCCCGTGGTGATCTCGAAGTTGTCCACGTCGATGTAGTGGACGTAGGCGTTGTTGACCGGCCACCCAGCCGGGCGCCCGCCGAGGTCCGCATCGACCACCTGATCCTCAACGAGTCCGTGCCCGACCTTGTGGCAGTTGGCGGATCCGTTGGTGATCGTGAACGACAGATCCTTGGTCTGAAGCGTGCCGCCGGCAACGGCTCGCAGTTGCAGGTTGCCGCTCGCGCCAGCCATCGCCCAGAACTGATCGTTGATCGCGGTGACCGGGCTGCCAGACAGGTAGAACGTCTCGCCCGCGATGAAGTCGGTATCCGAGATGGTCTCGACTACCAACGTCGTATCCGCGGTGGTGAGTTGCTTGATCGACGAGATGTTGAACCGCAGCCCCACCGTCGCGCTCGACGTGACGCTCGTCGGCGGCTCGATCAGCGCACCAAACACGATCGGCGCAAACCGCCAGTCCGTCGCCCCGTAGCGGCGCAGCTCCATCGGCGGGTAGTTGGGGTTGACCATTGTCAACACGTCTGCGCTCTGACAGTAGTGGATGGTGAACAGGTCGCCAGCCACGTAGTCGTTGCCGATCTCGTAGATGAACGAGTCCACCGTTGCCGTGTGGACGCCGCTCTGCGCACCAGCCGTGGTGTCGATGTCGGCACCGCCCGGCGTTGTCGATAGCTTGAACGTCGAGGAGTTGACCGCCTTCACGTAGTAGACCGTGCTCGCCACCACGTTGGTCGGCAGCGCGCCCGTCGTCGCGAAACTGATCGGCTGCGACGCGACCAGCCCGTGCCCAACCCAAGTGACCACGCCGGGGTTGGCGCTGGTCATCGTCACCGTGTGCGTGCGCTGCGGCATCCGATACCAGTGGTCGGTCAGCGGGCTGCTGCCAGCGTGCGTGTCGGCTGGGTTGGTCAGCACGTAGGCGGTGCGGGGACCACCAGCCTGAACGTCCGTCACCAGGTCGGCGACGACGTAGGCGTAGTGAATCTTGATCTGTCCGCTAGTCAGTGACCCGGCAGCCGTGATGTCGATGACGGTGGGAGTCCCTGCCACGGCATAGGCGTGAGTCGTGGCGAGTTTGATCTCCGTCGTGCTGACCACCACGGCGTAGTAGGTCGTCCCGGCCGCGATCTGCGGCGTTGACGTCGGCAGCGTTCCACCATTGTTCGTGATGACAACAGGATCGCCAGTCGTGAACCCATGCGCAGCCGACAACAGGATGGTGTCTTGGGCGGCGCAGATGCCTTCCGTGTAGGTGTAGCCGAGTGACCCACCGCCAGCAGGACCATTCGTGGCGTCCCAGTTCTTCGGCGACACGTAGTAGGGCGCCTGCGCGTGCGTCAACGTCGCGCCCTGCGTGTGGAAGCGGAAGTAGTGGTCGCCCATCTCGACGACCATGGTCTGGTCGGTCGAGTAGGTGAACGGGATCAGCCGCGTCGCCTTCGACGAGTCCTTGACCTCGCGAACGAAGGATGTCCCAGGCCGGCGGAACGCTGGCCCCTGCGGTTTCACGATGAGGTTGCGTAGGCGCGCTGCGCCAGCCTGGAACTTGGGATCGTCAATGCGGCCAAACATCTCCGGCGACATCTCGCCGCCAGAGAAGGACCGCGTGTAGGTTCTCGTGTTGGGCGCCACGGCTACCTGTTGTTGAGCCAGGACACGACCTGCGTCGGTCGGATGCGCCGCTGATTCGCGTCACTCGCCGACGCCTTGCCGAGGGCCGCCTGCGCCATTTGCAGGCACCGCAGCGCCTGCGCCGAGCCCTCAGCGCCCTTGATCGTCGGACCCGCCAACAAGCTCGCCAGATACCACGACAGAGCCAGCACGAACTGCGGCGAGAACAGGTTGGGGTCCGTGACGTAGTAGGTGTAGCGCAACACCGCATCTTCGATGTCGGTGTAGATGAGCAAGTCGTCCTCGCTGCTCATCTCGATGGCATAGGTCTGCGGCGTGTAGGTGCCACCGCCACTCAGCCCCGTGCTCGTGCTGTTCACCGCCGGCACTGAGTAGTCGTCGCTCGCGCCCGGCGGCAAGACCGCCAGCGCCCGCATCATGTCGGCGGGGATCACGTAGGCGTAGCCCCACGAGTCGTTGTCGCTGGTGAGGGTCGCGTCGGTGAACGTCGCCGCCGTCAGCGCCACACGCCGCGTCGCGAAGCTCCACGGGTGCATCTCCAGCACGGCGTCGCGAGCCTTCGCGTAGAACTGCGCGCAGCGGTCAGCCTGAGCCGATCCGTCCGAAGGCGCAATCGCGGTGACCTCGGCAGTGTCGCCGATGTGGGACAGGGCAAGGTTGCAGATGTCTACGGCGGAAACCATGGTGCGTCCTGCGACCGTGATCGCGTAAGGAAACTCGTTCTGCCTGATGAAGCGATGCCAGTTGCGCACGTCGATCGCGACGCCGCCCACCGTGATGCCCTCGAACGTGATGTCGTGCGGCGTGTCCTCGTGCGACTGCCCGACCAACCGTCATCTCGTCCACGGTCACGTTGCGGATGACGATGTTGCGGCAGTCACCCTTCGCGTCGTGGATCCACGGCGTCGCATTGGTCTCCGTGGTCATGCCCCACGGGTAGTAGTTCGTTTCGATACTGAACAGCGGCGAGCCGGGCGAGTTCTCGACGTAGAGCCCGTCGATGGTGATGTTCTCGCGCGTGTAGTCGGGCGTCGATGCCGAGCCGTCGAGCCACAGCTTGATCACCGAGCACGAGTAGGCGTCGCGCGAACCGTTGGGCGACACGTCTGGGTCGTAGGCACCCCACGCCGCGCCATCGAACAGGTTGAACCCACCATCGGCGGCGGGCTGCAAGTGCATCACGTCGACGTTCGTAATGGTCGTCGAGGGAGAGGCCGTGAACGTGTCGCGCACCATGGGCCAGTAGCCCAAGGTGATCGGCGACCCGCCGTTGCCGATGATGAAGCAGTCGCGCGCGACCTGGACGCCCCAGTTGTCTTGGAAGATCAGCCCGTCGTCGCCGGTCAACGCGAAGCAATCCGCAACCAGCCGCTCGCCCGTGTTGGTGTCGTTGTCTACCCCCAGCGAGTCGCAGTTATACCACCAGTGCGAGAACACCTTTAGGTTGGTCTTCTCGTGGATGCACGAGATGGAGTTGTAGAACGGCTGCCCCACGATGGTTATGCCGTCCACACTCATGCCGGGGAACTGGTAGTCCACGCCACCATCCCAGCCGCAGAACATTGACCACATCACCTGCTCGCCGAAGGTCAGCCCGGTGCCTTGCAGGATGTTCTCGATGTCGCTGTCGCTCGCCCACTCGCCCGACAGGACTCCGTAGCCGTAGATGGCGCTGTCGGCTCCGCCGCGCATGTCGAAGCTACCTACCACCCACGCGCCGCGCGCAATGTGGACGTTGCCGCGCGCACGCACCGGGAACAGTTGGTGGTCGAGTTCGCGGTAGCCGGCGGCGGAAGGTCCACCAGTGTGGTCCGCTGCGATGTTCAGTTCGTAGACTGAGCCGGGGGAGAAGTAGAGCGTTGTGTCGTTCGCTACCTCCGTCTGCGTGCCGTTGTAGGTGACCCAGCCCGGCAACGGCGCGATGGAGAACTCGTCGCTGAAGATGGCGAGATGGCTCTTCCAGTCGTTGTTGATGATCACGAACACCTTCGTGTTCGCCGGCATCGCGATCGTTACCGTGCTGCCGACGATCGTTGCCGGAATGGAGAGCCGCGTCGGGTAGACCACGGCGCTGGTGATCGCACCAGCCAGCCGCGTGATGACCACCGTCGTCGCAGCATCCGCCCCGTAGTTGAGCCAGGACGTGTAGACGGTGTCGCCAGCGTTCCAGTAGCGGTTGCCGAACCCCGCCGCGCGCGAGAACCCGTAGACGTGATTCGCCCCGCCATCGACGGTCGCCGTGAACTTCGTGCTAGCCTTGCTACCGGGTCCAGTGTCACGCTCGACCGTCATCGGACCTCCTGGGGTTGGCTACACGGGCGACTCGTCAGACTGCTGCCGGATAGACGCCGTGCTCGGGGGCAACAGTCACCAAGGACAAGTTGAACTTGCCAGCCGAGAAGTAGGATGTGGTAAACGCGGGCGCGTAGGACGCCATCGACAGCAGCGTGTTGCGATACATCACGCCGAGGTAGCTTCCGTAGGAGTTCCCGTCGATGGCTGGGACCACGACATCGAACCAGTCACCGACAGCAGGCATCGCGCCGCCACGATGGTAGCTGCTACCGAACGATGGCGACTGTCCGAGAATGCGCGACGAGGCGGTCAGGGCCGCATTCGTGGCCGTCACCAGCAGGAACTGGAACTCGGCAACCGGAGCCGACCACACCGCGTAGGTGACGTCGGTGCCGTTGCTGCCCGAGAACGCAAAGGCGGTGCCCGCCATGGCGTCGCCGACCGTCTCCGCCACCTGGAAGGTGTTCGTGGTGACGTTGGTGACCCAGTAGGTCGTGTCCTCAGCCAATTCGTTTCCAGATGGGAGTGCAGTGGCTTGCAACTGGATCGGCGTTCCCACCAGCAAGCCGTGGGCGTTGTCGGTGAACAGTTCGCCCGTGTGGTCAAGGACCACGGCGGTCGGCGGGTCGGTATCCGTGTTGCGCACGTAGGCGACAGGTGCCTCGGTGCAGGTGATGCGAAGCACGATGCGATCCCCAGCCCCCACATTGCGCAGAGCCGAGAGATTCACCACATCGGAGATCGCGGTCGGCGCGTTCGTGGTCGCCCCGGCGATCGAGAAGTCGGTCTTCAGATGCAGCGTCGAATCGAAGAACATGGGAGCCTCTGGGTTCAGGGTTGGCTCACGATGAATCACGATGACTCACCGTGAGCCGATCAGCCGGTTACTGCCCGGCTGACGCCTTCGTCATGGCGGAGAAAGTGTCCGCCGGCTTCGAGTCGCGGATCTTGGTCTTCATCACCCGCCGCTTGTCGCGGATCAGGATGCCGGGAACGATCGGCTGACCCGTCTCGGGATCAGCCATCCACTTGCCCGGCTTGTCGTTGCCGACCAGCTCGAAGACAGTGCCAGGACGAACCCGAACACCGCGGTAAAAGCCCATCTCAATCGCCTTGACCTTCATGGGTTGCCTCAGATGGCGTCAGCAGTCGGACGCCAACGGCTGACGTCCTGCGTCAGGAAGATGTTGACCTTGCCGGCGGTGATCGTCGTGGTGCCGATGGTGCAGAGGACGCCGAGGTAGCGTTCGTAGGTCTGCGGCGGCAACTGCACGCACAGGATCGGCGGGCGGGTGGCGCGGTTGTAGGGCGAAGCCACGGCCGTGAAGCCGAGCGTCGCCGGCTGGTTGGGCAGGTAGGTCGCGGTGCCAGCCTCGATGCCGGTGTCCAGCGCGGTCGCATCGTCGGTGACGATGGCGAGGCTGCGAGCGTGCTCGGTGCAACTCGCGACAGTCGCCGAGCCGAGCGTGGTCAGCGAGTCGGACACCACGAAGAACTGGATGGTTCCGGCTGAACCACCCGTGATGATCTGCGTGTCGCAGTCGATCACCAGGTAGAGCGGCTTGGACGTGTCACCGGGGTAGTTGGTCGTCCCACCCAAGTCGATGATGTCGCCGCAGATCGAGGTTCCCGCTCCACCAGCGCCACCACTGGCGCCGGTCACGAGGTTGAAGGCGTCCGCGAGTTCAGTGCGTTCGTCGAGAATCATGTCAGTGCTCCTTGGCTCAGACGCCAGATTCGGTGTTGAGGAGGGCATCCACACGCTTGACGGGGACGCCACGGAAACGGGTGATCAGCTTGCCCTGAGCGTCTTCGATGTTCGTGAAGGCGAGGGTGCCCTTGTTGCTCGATTGCAGGTCGAGGGCGTCGAGCGTGGCGCGCGAGGCGTAGAACACCGGGCGGCACATGCTGAGGGACGGGATGCGGCGCAGCGCCTTGCCCATCAGGTCCGAGAGAACGGGTCCCGTCGCGCCGCTCGCGACGATGTTCTCCAGGTCGTAGTTGATGCGGACGACGTAGCGCCAGTCCTTGATGCAGAGGCCACAGTCCCACCTGTAGTGGGTGCGGTAGATCTCGGCGCGACCGTTGCTGCCGTCGATGTTCTCGGCGGTGACCTGACCCTTGTCGCTGATCTTCCAACCTGCGACCGAGCCCTTGGGGACGATGCCGTGGACGGTGTTCAGGCCCCAGCCGATCAACCAGATCGAACTGTTGTCGGTGCTGTCCGGCGTCGCGGCGTCGGTCAGGATGTTGTCGCCGTTCGCGGCAGACTGGTCGTTGAAGCGCGGCGCGAAGCCGGTGAACTCCTCCGATGCCAGATCCTCGTCGCCGTAGAACAGCGTCGAAGTGAACTCGTTCATCAGCGACTGGACCTTGGCCACGTCCTCTGACGCGCGGAACTCGGCCGCGTTGTTCTGGAGGTCGGCGAGAGCGACGTCGATCTCGCTGTAGTCTTCCAGCATGCCGCAGGTGTCAGTCACCTGAGCCGTGGTGCTCTTGGTCGGCTGGACGCCGCCATAGAGCTTGCGCCACGTCGGCGTGCTGTAGCCGGTGCGGATGGTGGTCTTCTCGCCACTGGCGAGGTTGCCCTCCTTCCAGATCATGTCTTCAAAGATCTGGCTGACGGGCGCGGCGACCTCGATGATCTTGGCGATCTTGCCATCGGGATCGAGCCGACTGTTGATGTCGATGAGACTCGGGTGGATCACGGAAAGCGTTGTCATTGCTGCCTCACTTCATGTTGGGGTAGAGAAGCTGCCCCAACGTCTTCTCGGGTTGTGCAGGCCCACGCGCACCAGCGACGTAGGCGTCCTCACTGACTGCCTTCCCAGCTCGAGCGATGAACCGGATGACCTCCGGGTGATTGCCCAAGCCGGACTCTTCGAGCAGGGTGCGCAGGGCGGGAGTGCCGATCTTGTCGATGGCCTTGTTCGCTAGGGCGATGTTTGCCGCGAGCTTGTCGCCGCCGATCTCTTTGTCGGCGCGCGTCTCATTGGCCCACTTCGTCTTCGCCTCGTCGAACTGCGCGACCTGGCGCGCCTGCATCACAGGCACCACCTTGTCGAGCACCTTCTGCGCGTCGGCGGGGGGCAGCTTCAGTTCCTTGGCGATGTCCGTGTAGGCGGTCATCACCTCGGGGCTGATGCCCTCGGGAGCCTTGAACTCGTAGACGACGGGTTCGGCTGCCTTGGGCGCCTCGGTAGCCGGCTTCGCTGCCGGTTGGGGCTGTCCACTGTCCGACTTCTGCTCGCCCGTCTGCGGGGCGCTGGCAGGCGCTTCCGCAGGCGTGTTTGCTGTCGTGCCGTCAGTTTGGGTTGGTGCGGCTGCCAGCAACGCTTCTGCCATTGGTCGAATGCTCTCGGAGCATCTCCACGTAGCGGTCAAGGCAGTGTGTGTGGAGGAGTGCGAGCATCCGCTGCCCGTAACTGCGTTGGCCCTCTTGGAAGGCCATCACAGAGCCGTTCGTGTTGAACGACAGGCGATGGACACCAGCCTCATCCAGAAGGCGCCACACAATGCGGCGCCCCCACTTCTGCCCCATGAGCTGCTTGAGATCGTCCGCTTCGAGATCCCCTGCGAGCTTGGCGCGTGCAGCCTTCGCTGCCTTGGCGCGCTCCTTCGCGGAGAGGTCGATCGGATCGAGGTCGCTCACGCCGGGGGACGCTATGGCGTCACCACCCGGCTATGTAGGTCAGCGGTGGCGGCGGTGGTTGTGCAGCCGGCGCCACATCAAGGGCACCTGGTTCTGCACGGTGGGCGGTAGTGCTGATGTGCCTCCCCCCAGCAGAGCCGGCATCCCATACCCCTGCCGCACCCAGTCGGTGATGTATTCGGCCGTGAGCCGCACGTCCCAATGCCCGCTCGCAAGCTGACCCTTGCGCATGTCGAGACAGGCCGTCGACAAGGCGTCGACCGTCGCGGCGAGGCCGATGCTCGTGCAGTAGTCCGTCACGCGGCGCAGCGCCGTGAATGTCGGGGCGCTGCCGAGCTTCTGGCTCGCGCTGGTGCCAGTCGTCGGGTCGCCGACGTAGCTCTGCCACTGCGCGAACGTGCGGCCGGTGACGCCGTTCTGGTTGAAGAACCAGCCGCCGTAGGTCGCCTGATCGGTGCGCGCGGTGTAGTAGCTGTTGGACCCGAGCTGCCAGCTTGGGTGCGTCGCGCTCGCCTCGGACAGGATGCCGCGCGAGTTGATGGCGTCGATGACGCAGCGCACCATGCGGAAGACGGCCGGCGCCTTCTCCAGGTGGACCAGGCCGTAGTCACTGGTCGCCGACGAGCTGCGTGGGATCACCACGCCATCCATCACCTGGGTCTCGGTCGAGAACGTGCCGTCCTTCTGGTAGGGCTGCCGCAGTGCGCCGACCGTAGTCCCGCCGTCCAGTGACTCCAGGTTGATCAACGTGTCTTTCAACGTGATCGTGGCCGTGCTGCCGTTCGTCGTGTTCGTCCCGTCACGAGTCCAGAAGCCCCACCCCGGCGTGCCCGCGCTGCCGTCGATGAGGCAGTCGCGGTATATCGCGTCTTCGCTGAACTGGCCACCGCCGTTGGCCGAGATGCCTCCGGCGGTGAACCCGAGCTGCGACTCGATCACGCACAGGCGTTCCCACAGACCACCAGGGCGGGTCTGCATGTCACCACGGATCGCGAGGATGTTCCTGGCCGTGATGTTCGAGCAGTGCTCGGTGATGTAGAGATTGTGCGAGTAGACCGAGAGCCCGCCCGTGTAATCGCGGCCGTTCTCGACCAGGACCAGGTCTTCGACCAGCGCGCCGTCATATGCGTCGATGAAGATGGCTTGGCAGTGGTCGCCGGTCCCGGTTGACGCGTTGTGCGCGTGCGCGAACATGCACCGCCGGAAGACGCCGTTGACGCCACGGAAGCCGCCAGCCACCTGCACGACGAGAGAACCCGCCGCGCCGTCGTCCGACAGGTCTTCGCAATGCACGCCGTCGTGGCCCGCGGCATAGCTGAAGACCCAGAAGGAGTTCTGGTTGTCGTCGACTCGCGATGCGTAGGTGACGTGCAGCGACATCAAGCAGTTGTTGCTCACACCCGCGCCGCCGCCGTGCTCCATCGCAAAGGCGTTGAAACCAGTCCCCGAGCCGCCGGGCGGGTTGCAGATGAAGTGCGGCTTCGCCACGGTGACTGGACCGTAGGCACCGATCATCGACTTGGCGATCGCGCTCGCGCCGTTCGGCCAGTTGTAGATGCTGGCACTCAGGTTGAACGTGTCGCCGCGATGGAACAGCATGTGGTCGCCGGCATTCATGCCGACGCCGATGCCGCCGCCGTAGGTGAGAACAGGGGAGTTCGGAGTCAGTCCAGAGTTGGCGTCGTTGCCAGCCGGCGTCGCGCTCGCCGAGGCGACGAAGATGCACTTCTTGCCGACGCCCAACGGGATGACTGACCACCCATCGGGGTCCCGGAACGTCCCGCTGTGGGCATACGCCGCATCCGCAAACGTGATCGGCGCGCCGCCCTCGCTGTAGCGCCACCACCGCGCCGTGGTGCTGTTCGCGAGCGTGTGCGCGTAGTGGTTGTCGGTGCCGGTTATCGACGACGAGGCGACCGTCCAGCCGCTCAGCCCGCCCGAGTCGAGCGAGTATTCCAGCGTCCCGGTGCCAGCGCCTCCGGTCCAGTAGGCTTCAACCCGACCGTCCGCCGAGCGAACGTAGAGATTGCCGATCGCCATAGGTCAGGTCCTCTTGATGCCACCTTGCCGCAGTGCTTCCTCAGCCGCCTGCGCGATGTCGCGCCACCGCTTCACGTCTGCTGCCGCCGCAGCCATCTTGTCGCGGTGCATCGCCATCGGCACCGCGTCGCCCTTCTCGATCGCGAACGTATAGTCATCGAGCTTCTTCTTCGCCGCGTCTTCGCTGCGCCGCGCCTGCGCCACCAGCCCCTTGGCGTTGCTCGCCTCGCGCTCGTCGTAGTCCGCGTCGAGCAACAGTGCCTTGACGATGCGCGCGTCGATGTCCGTGCGAGGACCGTAGTCCTCGCGGATCTTGCGGCGGGCCTCCATGGGTAGCTTGCGCATGGTCAGGCGATGGGGATGCCGGTCAGTTCCTTCTGAATCGCCTTCTGATGGCGGTGGACCTTCTCAGCCTTGCCGGCGGCAGGACCGCGCCACATCCGCACCGCGCCGACGACGGTCGCAGCTGTGCCGCCGAGCGAGGCGATGAGGGCTTCCGGCGTCACGCTGTGGCTGGTCGCCACGCGCACGCTCTCGTCGATGGCCTTGAGCGAGCCGACCAACAACCCGTGCTGATCAGCGGTCATCGCCCCTGACTGGAGCAGTTGGTCTGCAACGGCGAGCGCGCCTGCGAGCCCAGCGCCCACCGAAGCAGCTACCGGGCCGGTGTGGCACGCTTGGATGATCAGGGCGGCGATCAACAACACAGAGCCGACGAGTAGGGTCTTCATGGTATTCACTTCTGGCACCTTGTGAGGGCGTCGATGATGTCGTTCCTGGTCCGCTCGATGCTTTCCTTGATGTTGTCCACCGCAGTCTCGCGCGCGCTGCGGTCCTGCTGTTGACCTTCGTGCAGCACGTCAATCGACGCGACGAGCTTGGTGGTGATGGTGGCGTTGCTGGCGATGGCGTCGCTCAGCTTGGTGATCAGTTTCAACAAGCCGACGCACATCACCGCGAGCAAGCCGAGCACCCCATACTTCTCGACGGGGTCGAGCCCGCTCGGGTCGATTGCCGAGACGATCTCGCCCGAGAGGATTGCGCCGGTCCCAGCAAGGGCGCAGAGGTAGATGGTCTTGGTTTCGAGGATCATCAGGCTGTCCATGCGGGCACACCGCTTCCGTTGATCTTGAGGGTGTCGCCGATGGACCCTGGAGCGAGGATCGCCCAGGCTGTCCCGTTCCACATGGCAAGCGTGCCGTTCGTCGTGGCGGTGGGCAGTAGCGCCGTGCATGCCAGTGTTGCCGTGGTCTGTCCTGTCCCACCTTCGGCGATCGGCACCGTTGCCGTTGCAGCCCCATCTTCGCTGCCCGCCGTCATGTGACGGAAGCCAGTGCCGGTTGGAGGCGATGGCGGCAACACGGGGGCCTCCGCCACGATCGCCGAACTTGCCGCGTCGAACGTCAGCACATCCCCGTCAACGATCCCATCCGGCAACTCCACCACCCGCGCCTTGGTCAACTCGCGGCGCAGCACCGAGCCCGTCGCCGGCATCACCGCCGGGCGGTCACGGTTGACGCCCGCCTGCGAGTAGTCCGGCGTGGGCATGGGCTACCAGAGGGCGACCATGCTCGACGCCGTGGTGCTCGTCGAGTTCACACGCATGGCGCGGATTGGGATGATGCTGCCGGCGGGAATGCCAACGAACGTCACCGTGACGCCGTCCGCCTTGACCACAACCATGTCGCCAGCCCCACCCACGTAGATCGCGTTGCACGGCACCACACGATCCTGCGCGTCGATGAAGTTGTCAGTGTCACTCTTGGTGACCGCCCACGCATCGACATACATCACGGGCGGGCTGCTGTAGTTCTTGACGAGATCAGCGGAAGGTGCGTTGGCTGCCATGGATCAAACCTGCTGAGGGGATGGGCTGCTGTAGCCCGTGTAGGAGTTCATCAGATCGGCGGCGGCGTTGTTCGCGCCCGCGCCAGTGGAAACGGTGCCGAGCTTGGCGGCGGTGTCGGCCTGCTGCTGCATCATCGCGGCCTGCTCCTTCGCGGCGTTGGCCTTGTTGCGCGCGTCGCGCAGGGCTTGCACCTTGTCGCCGGGGACGATCATCGTCGGGTCCACGCCGAGCATGTCGCCGTAGGCATCGACCACGGCGTCCACGTCCACCTTGTCCAGCGCCTCGGGCTTCATCTGCGCCACCGAGCCGACCGTGGACAGCCAGCGGTCCACCGAGTTCGCGCCAATGGCACGCTGAGCCTGCGCCATGACGCTGATGAACTCGACGGACAGGTCCTCGCCCGACAGCTCAGGCGGTGCGGGCGGCAATGCGCCAGCCTCCAGCAGCCGGTCAAACGTCATGTCCACCAGCGGTTCCAGCAGTTCCGTGCTGAGACGCTGGAAGCACGGGCCGAGCATGACCAGCTTCTCTTCGGCGCGCGCGGCGACCTCGGTCGCGGTCATGCCGTTCTTGTTCGCCTGGTGCAGCATGAGGAACAGGTCCTTGAAGAACCCCTCGTCCACGCGCTGCCTGATCTGCTGCATGATCAGTTCGTGGTGCTGCGTGTTGAGTTGGACGTCGTAGAGCGAGCGGATGCCGTTCTGCGGCCCGGTCTGCCCGACGAACGTGATGCCGCCCGGCAGCGTGTCGATGTCCCGGTTGGTCATCCCCGCCGGCACAGCCAGAGGCGGGTCCACCTGCTTGTTGACCGCCTGCCCCAAGGCGAGCGTCATGTGCTGCAACTGCTTCACGTCCCCGAGGCAGTCCATGCCAGGACCTCGCCCGTAGACGTCGCCCGGCTTCGTTGCCCAGCGCGGCATCAGCACCGGGAAGTGCTCGAAGCCTGACTCGCGCAGCACCTGGTTGCCGGGGCACGACAACTCGAAGTGGCACGACCGCCACGGCATGTTCCTGGCGTCGCCCTTCTCCGGGTCGCGATCCTCGCGCGGCTCGATGG